TAACTTTAGAACAACGCAAATAGCAGGTGTAAATGTTATAGCATGGAACACAGGCGATGGCGTCAAAGCATATAGAAACCACACTATAAGTAAACCAAGTGGAACACTGGCTGTACCTATGGTATCACTTGAACCAGAACTACACTGCGAAATTAAACACGGCGGAATGGTGTGGGTGACACTAGACCCTAATCCAACACAAAGCGTAGATGAATGGACAGCAGGTGCGTTTGACTGTATTGCAAATGCAATTGATACTGAAGAGATGGAAGTGTTTCACTACCACAAGGCAGTAATAGACACTAACTACAAACTCTGGCACGATACTAACTCAGAGTTTTACCACGACTTTATGCATTACTTTAACCGTGTGTCAGGATTTAACGATGAGTACTTTGCTAGAAAAAATATCCCATTTGATAACGGACACGTCAACGTCAGTAGCTTTACAGTTAACTACGAAGAGTACGATGGTTTTGAAGACAGAGGAGAACTTAGTTTCCCTAACCTTCCACCTAACCAGTGGTATATGGTAGACTTGTTTCCCGGCTATAACTTTAACCTACGTGGCAGTGCATATCGCAGTGACAGCGTAACACCGCTAGGACCAAACAAAGTACTGATTGAGTTCCGTGGCTATGGCCTAAAGAAAGATACCCCCGAAGAAAGACAGACACGTATCAAACACCACAACTCAATCTGGGGGCCGTTTGGTAGAAACTTACATGAAGACCTGATTGGTGTCGCAGGTCAAGGCACTACAATGCGAGAAGGTACAGAACCCCGTAACATCTTGCATGGACGACATGAGAATAGCACAATCCACGATGAAGTAGGTATGCGCCACTACTACGCAGAGTGGTCTAAGTGGATGCAACTGGATGCTAGTAATCCCGCACTGGCAGCGTAAACAAATGACTATCAACCAACCAATGAGGAACAGAGATGATTGCAGAAGCCCTTGCGGGTATCGCACTGGTAAAGAGTGCCGTAGATGGTATTAAATCTACCATCAATACCGCCAACGATATTGGCGATATCGCAAAGTACGTAGACAATCTACTTGAGGGCGAAAAGCAAGTACAGCAACAAAGGGCTAAGAAATCTGGTAACAGTCTAGGCGACCAGTTTGGAATACAATCTGTAGCACAAGAAGTTATAGATGCTAGATTAGCGCAAGAAAAAATACAAGAGATGCGCACTATGATTGACTTACGCTTTGGCCCGGGTACGTGGCAAAGTATTGTAGATATTAGAACCAAGCGTATACAAGAAGCAAAAGAAGCTGCGCTGCAAGCAAAACGTGAAGCAATAAAGCGTCACAATGAAATGATGGAAAACGTAAAGATTGCCGCAGGTATAGGACTAATAGCTGCTATAGGTATAGGTCTTTTAATTTTTCTCTTGACAATTGTGTAGGATAATGGTATAACTTATTCATGGCATTAAAATCACCACAACAAAGTTTAAAGAACTGGACGAAGCAAAAGTGGAGAACCAAGAGTGGGAAACCTTCCGCCAAAACAGGTGAGCGTTACTTACCAGAGGCTGCTATCAAATCGCTTTCGCCGCAAGAATACGCCGCCACCACTCGTGCTAAAAGAGCAGGAACTCGTGCTGGTAAGCAATTCGTCAAGCAGCCTAAAAAGATACAAAAGAAAACGGCGCAGTTCAGACGGGGATCATAATGCTTAATTTACTTATTGGACCTATTGCTGAACTTGCTGGCACATGGATGTCAGGCAAGGTAGAAGAAAAGAAAGCCCAAGCAAAGACACGTGTAGCCAAAGCAGAAGCGGAAGCTATCGTGATGCAGAAAAAAGCTACGGGTGAAATTGACTGGGATTTGGAGATGGCTAAAGGTAGCGCATCTTCGTGGAAGGATGAGTGGCTTACTATTCTATTCAGCATCCCGTTAATACTAGCATTTATTCCCGGTATGGAAGAGGTGGTAGCAAATGGATTCCTACAGTTACAAGCAATGCCTGAGTGGTATCAATATTCCTTGGGCGTTATCGTTGCCGCTTCTTTTGGGGTACGTTCAGCTACAAAATTCTTTGGTAAAAAATGACGTACACAATGGAAAAGATTCTAGCGTGGAAGCTGCTACCTAGAGCAATGATGTTAGCTATGACATTGATGGCTTATCAGGTAGTGCAGTGGTTCATGGAATTAGGTCCAGCAGCTACAACACAGCAGACTGCATTTGTATCTACCGTAGTTGGTGCCATGACTGGTGCCTTTGCTGTATGGATGGGGCATGAACAAAAATGAAATATCGCAGAGAACATTTTATTGATGAATTAATCAAGCACGAAGGCTTGAAGCTACAAGTGTACAAAGACACTCTTGGAATTGATACTATTGGTATCGGACGAAACCTAGAAGACCGTGGTATTACAAAGCAGGAACTAGACGAATTAGACATCCCTAGTATTGACCATGTGTATGAGTATGGAATCACCGAAGCTGATGCGGTCTATCTAGCAACAAATGACGTGCAGATTGTCGAAGAAGAACTGGTACGTGCGCACCCTTGCGTGGACAGGTTGGACTCTGTACGTCAACTTATAGTTATGGATATGGCTTTCAATATGGGCGTACCTAGACTTTGTAAGTTTAAAAAGATGTGGGCTGCTATCCACGAAGAAAAATATGACATTGCAGCAAAAGAAATGCTTGACAGCAGGTGGGCAAATCAGGTAAAATCACGTGCAGTGAAATTAGCTAACGCAATGCACAATGGGGAATTTTAATGGGATACGTAACAAAATCAACTAAAGGTTCATCCACTGTAAAGCAGTATCATACAGGCACAAATCCTAATAAAAAATCTATAGCTGAAAAAATTAGTTTTGGAACAGGTAAAAAGAATAAACAATCATCCGGTTTTTTTGATATGGTTGTGAATTATGTAAAGGAAAAATTAGACTAATGGCTAGAGAACTTACAGAAAAGCAACAAGCATTTTTAAACGTCCTGTTTGAAGAAGCAGGTGGCGATATGGTAATGGCAAAAAAGATGGCAGGATATGCTGACACTTCTAGCACTTCGGAAATTGTTAAAGGTCTTAAAGAAGAAATCCTTGAGGCAACACAAATGTACATGGCTCGTAATGCGCCGAAGGCTGCGATGGCGATGACAGGTGCTTTGTATGACCCGACTGAGTTGGGTATTCGTGATAAGATGTCTGCAGCTAAAGAACTGCTTGACCGTGTGGGTCTGGTAAAGACAGAGAAGATGCAGGTAGAAGCAAGTGGCGGCGTTATGCTTATGCCACCTAAAGCTGTAGTGGAAGACGATGACTAGAAGCATAGGCAAGTGGAAGCTACCACAGCCAACAGACATCAAAGAAGAAAACGAATGGATACCCATCCCACGTATTGCACGTACTGTACCATTCGGATATAAACAGGATGATGAAGACCCCGACATTCTTCAACCTATCCAAATTGAATTGGACTTGTTAGAGAAAGCTAGACAGCACGTAAATCAATACAGCTACCGTGAAGTAGCTAATTGGCTGAGTACACAGACTGGCAGATATATCTCACACGTAGGGTTGAGGAAACGATTAAATAATGAGCGAAGACGTAAGAATCAAGCTGCAAGCCTCCGCAAGTGGGCAGAATATGCGAAAACGGCAATCGCCAAAGCGGAAGAAATCAGCAACCAAAGAACAGGCTCTAAAGCCGAAGGTTGAGATACAGGAAACTGTATCACCTGAATATGACAGCAGCGAGATAGAACAACACGCTAATGTTTTGTTCAAGCCAAACGAAGGACCACAGACAGAGTTCTTAGCGGCGGCTGAACGAGAAGTACTGTACGGCGGTTCAGCAGGTGGTGGTAAATCCTATGCTATGCTTGCTGACCCACTACGTTACATGGGGCATCCACAGTTTAGTGGGCTTCTACTGCGACATACAACGGAAGAGTTACGAGAACTCATATTTAAGTCGCAGGAGTTGTACCCGAAAATCTGGCCCGGTATTAAGTGGTCAGAAAGAAAAATGCAGTGGACTGCGCCATCTGGTGCAAGATTGTGGATGTCTTATCTCGACAGAGATGATGATGTATTGCGCTATCAGGGTCTAGCTTTTAGCTGGATAGGCTTTGACGAGTTAACACAATGGGCCACACCATACGCATGGAATTATATGCGTTCTCGTCTACGGTCTACTGCACCTGATTTGCCAATATTTATGAGGGCTACGACTAACCCCGGCGGAAGAGGTCATCACTGGGTCAAGAAGATGTTCATTGACCCTTCGCCATATAATAGAGCCTTCGATGCAACAGACACAGACACAGGAGAAGTTCTCCGCTATCCAGCAGGACATAGTAAAGCTGGAAAATCTTTATTCAAGAGAAGATTTATACCCGCAAGACTTTCTGATAACCCATACCTTGCGAATGCAGGTGACTACGAAGCCATGCTCCTATCGCTTCCAGAACAGCAGCGTAGGCAGCTTCTTGAAGGCGATTGGGATATTAAAGAGGGAGCAGCCTTTACTGAGTTTGATAGGCGGGTTCACGTTGTTGAGCCTTTTAGGATTCCTAGCAACTGGGTTAAGTTTCGGGCTTGCGATTATGGCTACGGTAGCTTCAGTGGTGTTGTTTGGTTTGCCGTTGCGCCTTCTGAGCAACTTGTGGTATATAGAGAACTCTACGTTTCTAAAGTCCTTGCCACAGACTTGGCAGATATGATTCTGGATTTGGAAGCGGAAGATGGCAATATTAAGTACGGTGTTCTGGACAGTTCTCTTTGGCATAAGCGTGGTGATACTGGTCCTTCTCTTGCGGAGCAAATGATTAGCCGTGGGTGTCGCTGGCGACCCTCAGACAGAAGCAGGGGCAGTCGTGTAGCTGGTAAGAACGAGATACACCGTAGACTACAGATAGATGAATTTACAGAGGAGCCTAGACTTGTTTTCTTTGATACTTGCACAAACCTCACAGCCCAACTTCCCTCAATACCGTTGGACAAGAAAAACCCAGAAGACATTGACACAAAGAGTGAAGACCACTTGTATGACGCTCTTAGGTATGGTATAATGTCAAGACCAAGGTTTAGTATATTTGACTACGACCCAATGGGTAGACCCGGTAGTGGTATGCAAGTCGCAGACTCAACCTTTGGATACTAAGGAAAAACGATATGAATGAAGATGAAATTATGATCGAAGACGATGCTATCGCACTGGAAGATAGCGACGATACATCTGTTTCAGACGTAGACGTAAGTAACATTATCCCGTTTGTGTTAGATCGTTATAAGCGATCTGAAGATTATCGTTATGATGACGAACAGCGTTGGCTAAAAGCCTACCGCAATTATCGTGGTTTGTATGGTCCAGACGTACAGTTTACTGAAACGGAAAAATCTCGTGTCTTTATTAAAGTCACAAAAACTAAGACGCTGGCAGCATACGGGCAAATTGTTGATGTCCTGTTTGCTAACCAGCGTTTTCCTTTATCTATTGAGCCTACTGAATTACCAGAGGGGGTTGTTGCCGATGTACATTTTGACCCTAAAGAGCCAGAACAATTACGTGGTGAAACTGCTATTTCTAATCCCTACGGTTTCGCGGGTGATGGCAAAGACTTACCGCCGGGAGCCACAGCGCAGTCCTTACAAGAAAAACTTGGGGTGTTGGAAGGCAAACTGGAACCTGTTGCTGACCAACTAAAAGAAGGGCCGGGTAAGACACCTACTGCTATTGCATTTAGCCCAGCAATGATTGCCGCAAAGAAAATGCAAAAGAAAGTACACGATCAACTAGAGGAGTCGGGTGCCACTAAACATCTTCGCAATGCAGCATTTGAGATGGCGTTGTTTGGTACAGGTGTTATGAAGGGGCCGTTTGCCGTAGACAAAGAATATCCCAACTGGAATGACG